CTGGTACTGGGTTCGGTAAATCTAGGTGTGGCGTTATTGCTATTGGCAAGTCTTTGGATACCAATACTGATGCTAGAGGAGTAGTATTAGTTCCTACTAATCAGTTGCAAGAACAGTTCAAAGAAGAGTTTATCAAGTGGGGCTACGAGCATATACTAGATCGTGTTGATATTCTATGCTATGCATCTGCATACAAGCTAGAGAATGAGCACTATCATGTAGTTGTTTGTGATGAAATACATTTAGGTCTGTCACCTGAGTATCGCAAGTTCTTTGAGAAAAATACTTGGGACAGGATACTATGTATGACTGCTACACTACCAGAAGAGTTTGAATATAAAGAGATACTCTTTGGTCTTGCTCCTACTGTATACAAAATATCACTTGATAAATGTGTAGAACTAGGACTGGTATCACCGTATCAGATTATATGCATGCCTGTTAAACTAACAGACATTGAAGAACAAGAATACAAGAAAGCAAACAACACATTTGTGTACGCTAAGTATTGTCTTGGACAGTTTGATGCGTTTGACCGGGCTAAACATATCATGGGATCAGGTAAACATACAGCTAGCAATGCGGATAAAGCTGCGGCTGCACAGTTTTACAGATCTATCAGGGCTCGTAAGGCTGTGGTAGATCATGCTGATAACAAGGTGGCAGAGCTACAAAAGATTGTTATCAAGAATATAGGAGAAAAAATACTTGTGTTTGGTGGCAGTAACGAGTTTACAAACAAACTTGCAGGTGCTACTGAAACATTCTCTTCTATATACCACAGCGGTAGGACAAAGAAGCAAAAGGAACAAGCGTTAGCAGATTTTAGATCAGGTGATAAGCCTGTGCTATGTTCTACTAAAGCTTTGAACCAAGGCTTTGATGTTGCTGATGCAACTATGGCTGTGATATGTGGTTTAACTAGTAAAGCTTTGACTATGATACAACGTGTGGGTAGAATCATACGTTATCAAGAAGATAAGATAGGCAAGATATATGTCTTGTATGTAGAAGGCAGTCAAGAAGAAAAGTGGTTGAAAAGCAGTGTTAGAAAACTAGATAATGTTACCTGGTTACTTGATAATTAGGTACATTTTTCGTAAATTTATAGGCTTATGCAAGTACAAATTGACGTAAATTTATTGGTTGAAAATGGCATCAGTGCTGATGATTTTTTAGCACTGTATGCTATATACAGAAAGGGTTTCAAGACTCTAGATAAATTAAAACTAAATCCTAACTGGGATGACTTACAATCCAAAGGATATGTAAAGCTTGGTGACAGTGTAGAGAAGCACATTATACGCCAAGAGTTTATAGATTTATTTTCTAGTGACTTTGATCAGATGTTTGCAGAACTAATTAGTACGTATCCAATGAAGGTATCAACTAACAGAGGGTACAGAATATTACATGCAGCAGATCCTAACTGTAAATCAAATCAGAAAGCTAAAGCTAAGTATAGTAGAATCGTAGGCACTAAAAAGTTTGTACACGAAAAAATAATGAAGTTATTGAAAGTACAACTACGGGTAGAGCGCGGTAAACTAGAATACATGCAGCAGCTAGAGGTATGGTTGAACAATCATACTTGGGAAAAATACATAAACATGGACGAAAATGCAGGACAATCAGAAAACCGTATCACAAGACGGCTCTGATGTATTCAAAACTAGAGGGTTTCAAAAGATAGATAGGGCTGTCAATCAGTCTATAGCAGTTGTAAAGCAAGCCAAACTTGGTAAGCGCAATGTGCTAGCTACGTCTTGGAAAAGACTAAACAAGAATCTTCTAGGCGGATTACAGAAGGGCAAGATGTATGTGATAGCTGG